GGCGAATAGAATTGCGGCTCCGGGGTGGTCTGACCCCCGGCTCCGCCGCGCGTGGTTAAATTGCTCGTGGGCGGGCGTTCCGATGCCGAATATTGACCCAATGAAGACCGCGAAAGCCGATCAACTATACGTCGAGATGGGCGCGCAAACTCTCGCCGACGTAGCCCAAAACTTGAACGGTTCCGACATAGAATCCAATAAATCACAGATAGCGCGAGAGCTCGACGGACTTCCGGATCCCCCTTGGGGCTCCGGAGCGGCGCAAGCGGCGCAAACCGCGCAAGCTCAAGCGGCGCAAACCGAAGATAACGAGACGTCGAAAGAAGACGACGACGAGAAAGACGATAAAAATGGCTGATCCTGCAATAGTTGCTTGCCCCGTAAACACGTGGACGAAGGTTGCTACTAGTGTCGCTTCGGGTCAGGTCCACATAATTAGAACCGCCGGATCGGGAGGCGAGAGCCTCGTCTACCTTCAGACCTACCGAACGACGGGAGGCTCGGCACCTACGTTGCGCTCCGAAGGGGTGCCGTTCTACGGTTCCGTAGATATCGAGTCCTCTTTCGATATTGACGTATATGTGATGGCTACCGGAGCCGCCGGATCGGTACGGGTCGACGTATGATAGGCACAGGAATTAAGCCGGGTTTTCTGCCTGAAATCCAGTGGCGCGACGAGAATTTCGACCCACTAGCGATCACCGTGAAAAACAAGAATAACGCGCCGACACCCTTAGCGGTTCCGGGCACCGACCTTGCGATGGCAAACTTCGCGAACGGAGCCGGGATCACCGAAGTTCCGGTCTCGGGAAAAGAGGTTAACCATGACTGGAAAGTCGGGACTAACCTATCGGTGCACGCGCACATTTTGAAAGCGACCGCGGCGTCGGGTAACTATAAATTTGGTTTCGAGTATCGCGTATCATGTCCGGGGATCACAACCCTATACGGCACGATATCAAAGGCTCAAGCGGTGCCGGCGACGGCCTGGACGGACTCGGATTATATAGTGATCGGCGAGATCGACATGTCGACGATCACTACTCTCGGCGCGCAAGTGACGTTCCGGCTATTCCGCGACCCCGCCGACGCCGCCGACACATACGCCGGTGATATAGTGCTACATACTTTCGGATGGCACTATCAAGTAAACTCTAACGGCTCACGCCTGATCGCGAGTAAATAATGCCGAGACTTTGGGCTTGTTACGAACCGGATTTAATCCAATACCACGAAGACCGCGCGGCGGCTCTCACGGTTAGCGGTGAGGACGTCACGGCGTTTTTAGGGTTAATGGGGGAGAACCAAAAAGAAGAAATTCTTTCGATTTCCGACGGCGTCGCGACAATCCAGATCGAAGGCGTACTTTCGCAAGGCGGGCCGGATCTATGGGATCGGATGTTTGGTCTCTCTGGTACTTCTTATGTGTCCATCACGGACGCGATAATCGAAGCGAATGAAGACCCCGACGTCGAGCGGATTGAGCTCTCTATGGATACTCCCGGCGGTGAGGTTAACGGCGTTGACACCGTATATCAAGCGGTCTCGGATTCCGAAAAGCCGATCGTCGCGATCAACACAGGCTTGCTCGCGTCGGCGGGCTATTGGATAGCAAGCGCCGCGGATCAAATCATAGCGGAGTCGGCGGTCGTCGAGACCGGGTCAATCGGTGTGATGGTGTCAGGTATCGACCAATCGAAACGACTCGAAGAAATGGGCGTCAAGGTCGTCGACATAGTATCCGAAAACGCACCGAACAAAGCGCCGCGCATCGATACAGACGAAGGCGTCGAGGAAATACGCAATCGAATAAACGCGATCGAGAGAGTTTTTATCTCTCGCGTTGCGGTCGGTCGTAATCTCGAAGAAAGCTCCGTACGTGCGGGGTTCGGGCGTGGTTCGGTACTCATAGCGAACGACCCAAACGCTGAAAACATCGACGCACTAAAAGCCGGGATGATCGACGGTGTACTGTACACACCGGCGGAGCGTCAAGCGAACACACAACAAACACCCGTGACGGTCATAAGCGACGCCGGGGCAACCATAGAAGGTGATTACATGGCAGAAGATACCAATGTAAAACCCGAAGCGAACGAAGAGCTCGACGCACTACGGGTGAAACACGACGAACTTTCGGCGAGAGTCGAAAGAGCGAAACCATACTTGGCTGGTAACGACTACCCCGAAGCTATCAAGTCGATAGCTCTCAAGGTTATGAGCGGCGAAGTCGACCCCGCGACTCTCGACGGTGCGGTCATTGCGTATGACGCATTGAAAGAAACCAAAGTCGCCGACTCTGCGATCGTCGATTCCGACGCCGCACCCGAAGCGAACACGAAACCGATCGACGCTCCGAAATTGAGCGAAGACGGAGTAATCAGAAACGAACTAGACTACGAAGCCGCTATCAAAAAAATCAATTTGAAAAGCGGGATCGTGAGGTAAAAAAATGGCTGTATTAGTAGACACTCAGCATTCGAATTTTCCTTTCCAACTTGGCGGCGACGCGATGGCCGCGGTCGATGAGACCTTTGCTCAAGACGCAGGGCGTTCGGCGGCGCTAGCTTACGGAACGATCGTAAGCAAAAACGCCGCGGGTAAATGGGGAGCCCTTACGGACGTAAGCGCCGAATCATTGATCCCCGCAGTTCTCACGTGCGGTGCGAACGGTGGCAACCTTGCCGCGTACCAAGCCGTTGCCGACGGTGAGTTCTCGATCATGATCAACGGAACGCAAACGGATTTTACCGGGATCGCTTTCACGTCGATCGTCGGTCTCGAAGACATCGCGGAAGTTCTTAACGCCGCAATGGATGGGCAACTGATCGCGCAATACGACATCACCGCAGACGTGATTAGTTTTAACACCCCTGAAGGCGGTGTGGGTCAGACTCTCACAGTATTGACCGCGGTTTCCGGCGGCTCCGGAACTGACGTTTCGGGAACTGGATTCTTAAACGGTCTAACGACTGTCGGTGTCGTTGTTCAAGGCTCCGTGACTGGCGTCGAGGGCGTACCCGCGGGCGTTATCGTTCGCGCGCTAACCGCCGCTCAAATCGTCGCCGGCGATGTCGTCGACGTACCCGTGATTAACTTCGGTCGAGGTCTGATCCTCGATCAAGATCAAATCACTCTTGAGAATTCTCTCACACTTGCCGACATCGTTTACGCGAACGGCAAGAAAAAATCAATTCGCGATTGTATGAACGAACTTGGCATCACGTTCAAAGACACTCTTTCAGTCGACGAATACGAAAACACTTGATCGGAAAAGGTGAAATAAAATGTTAGGAACCCCAACACCAGTAACACAAGGTCTCTACCGTCGCATGATGCTAGACACCTTTAACGAAAAAGACTACGTCGGCGTGCCAACAGGCTTTCAAAGTCTTTTCGGTCGTCCTGAATCCGGATCGAAATCCGTTTTCGACGCCGAAACCCTCGAATTCGACATCGACATCGTGCGTTCGAACAAACGAACCGCGAAGCTCGTTCAACGTGGTATTATGGCTCTCCCGATCGAGGGTCATACCGCGGTCGTCAAAGAGAAATACACCGAAAGAAATCTCATTCCGCCACTAGGTGAAGAGCTTTCTCCAATCGATGCAAATCAATTGTTCTTGCGCACTCTCGGAGAAACATCTTTTCAGCAAAAAAGCCGGCTAGAGAAAATGCGCGAACTGGCTCGTGAGCTCCACGTCGAGCAACACCGTCGATTCATCCGCTTGTTTGAATATCTGGCTTCGACCGTCGTGCTTACCGGCGCGATGCCTGCAATCTTCGGGACTACCGAAGCGGGCTTGACGTTCGATTTCAAACGCAAGGCAACGCACACTTTCACCGCCGCTGCTAGTTGGCTCACCGCCGCGACTAACGTGCTAGGCGACATCGACACAGGGTGCGAGCTCGTGAGAGCCGACGCTAACGTGACGCCTGATTTCGCGCTTGCCAGTGCCGAAGCAATGGCCGGGATCCTAGTCAACACTAAGATCTTAGCGAATGCAGACAATCGTCAGGTCAACCAAGGATATTTGGTTACTAGTAACCAAGTACCTCAAAAATTCAAACACCTGATCGACAACGGCTTCATCTTCCGCGGCGAGCTCATGACCCCTAAAGGTCATAGCCTCCACTTGTTCACATACCTCGATAGTTACGACAACGACTCGGGGACCGATACCAAGTATCTCACCGCAGACAAATTCATTATCGGATCGACTCAAGCGCGCATGGACCGGGTTTTCGGACCAGGTGAAAGGCTACCGATGGCCGCGTCGGAGGAGTCTTACTATCAAGAGATTTTCGGATTCTCTCCCGACGCCGCTCCGATGCCTGTGATCGCGGGTAGCGGTGGTATTGTGAACCCGCAAATGTTCCATCACGACGTAATCGTGCCGGACCATAAAAAGTCTCTCATGATACGGACGCAATGTGCGCCGATCTTCGTTCCGACTATGGTCGACGCTATAGTCGTGATCGACATTACGCCGTAATGAAGTGGCTCGTTGCAAAACCTTGTTTGGCTCTCGGGAGTCGTCTTATCCGCAAGGGTGAGACGGTCCCCGAGGGTTATCTCGAAACGGATGTAATCCATCGTTTCGTCGAAAAAGGTTACCTCGATCTTGAACTTCCGGAGCCGAAACCGGAGCCGAAACCGGAGCCGAAACCGGAGCCGAAACCGGAGCCGAAACCGGAGCCGAAACCGGAGCCGAAACCGGTAGAGATCGAAGAGCCAGTTTCGAAGAAGCGTAGTCGCCGAAGGGTGAAAAAATGAGATTGCCAAAAGACACAACTGTATATATCGGCGGTAAAAAGTACACGCGCGATATGCCCGACGAGTTAGCTCCGGAAGGTATAAACGAGCCGCGCAAGGATACTAAACCGCTTAAGAAGCTCGAGAAAAAAGAAGGCGGGAAGTAATGGATTTGCGGGCACAAATCGAAGCGGATCTCGAGGACACTCTCGAAGGAGACTTCGGCTTACCCGTGACTCTAATTTCTCCCACCGGGGCATCCGAAACCGTGATGGGTCAAGTGGCTTATGATACTCGGAAGTACGACCCAACTACCGGAGCCGAGATGATCATCGACTTGCCGGTCGTTACTGTTCGCCGTTCGTCCCTGTCGACGATACCGGTAAACGGTGAGAACTGGGCTGTCAAAATCCCCTCGACCCCCACGGTTACGGGTACTCTTGAGACTTACGCGGTCGAGCATCCGATTAAACACGGGCGCTCGTATGGATGGATCACGATCTACCTTATGAAGGCGGAACAGTCGGCATGAATTTCGAAACGGTAAAAGCGGATATAATCACGATTCTCGGCGCGGGTGCGGCGGGTAGGTATCGCACGGTAGGCTATCAACCGCAAGCGAACGCCGCCGACTTAAACGAGAATCTTGATCGCTCCGTTCAACTGTTTTACACCGGCGGAACCTTCCCGAAATCCGGTGCGAGTCTTCGCGGTCCTATTCGTCATGAGATGAGCTTTCGAGTCGAGTTGATCGCCTCGAAAGCCGCGGTAGTAGACGTCGCCACTTTGGAGAGTTCTACTTCGAGCGCCGCGCAAAAAGCGACGGCGCTCGCGGGACTCCAAGCGGCGGCGGCTCTTGCCGACGAATCTCTCGATGATCTTCTATCCGTGGTGTTTAACGTCCTTATGGATAATTCAGATCTCGATCTTGGCGGGAACGTCGATGTTTCAAGTCGGTGGTTTGAGTCATTCCAGAAAGACGCACCGCACCCGCGCGGGGCTCTCGTGACGATTACGGGGTCAAGTAAGTTCACATGTACTTGCTATGAGGATTTGTCCGGCGACGAAGCTCTAAACGTAGACGCCGAAGGCGTGATTCAGCCTACATCGATAAGCATCGACGTAGTACACGACGACGACGAAGAAACCAAACAAGGTGTTACGGTAGAAAACGCAGGTCCATAAAATGCGATACCACGAAGTGCTAGTTGAGAACCTATTCGAATACAACGATCAAGATCCTTTTGCTGTCGATGGTATTTATGCACAAGTCGAGGTTCCTTATGGGAACCCGAGCGCGCGTAAAACCTTTTTCCATCTCCTTCTCACCGAAGGTCAAATGCACTACCGGCACAAACTCGATATCGACGCGCCGGGGCAATCGGACCCTTTCGCGAAGTCGATTCGCAAGGCGGATAAAAAGTGGTCTCAAGAGGTCAAAAAATCGGATGGTGAAACCGTGCTTAGTCCGTTGCACGTGTTCGGTACTTCGATCACCGATTTCGAGACCGGCGAAGTGATTACACCTGACACCAAACCAAACCAGATAATACCAGAACTGGTATACGTCTATAAAGAACCCGAGGTGACTAATGACTCTGAGTTCTAACAGTCTAGCCGCCGCAGTTGGATCGAGCGTTAACAACGTTCAATTCCAAAGTGCCGCGGAAAACCTACCGAGAAAAATTCTCGTGATCGGTACGTACGCCGCCGCTAAAACCGGCATCGCGGACGAAACACCGCAACTAATGACGAGCGTCGAAGACGCCGGCGGGCGTTACGGTTACGGGTCGATGCTACACAGGCTTGTAAAAGCTGCATACGCCGGATCCAAGGGCGTCGAATTGTGGACATGTCCGCAAGCCGAAGCGGGCTCCGCAGTTGTCGCGACCGGAACGATCACTTTCACGAATTCGCCGACCGAAGCGGCGGCGCTTCATTTGTACATTTCCGGCGATTATGTGCCGGTTGCTTTCACGATCGGTATGAGCGTGACGGAGATGGCGGACGCAGTAACCGCCGCGATCACCGCAGATCAAGATCTCCCCGTATCCGCCGAAAACACAGCGGGCGTGCTCACGATCACATCGAAGAGCAAGGGTACTTGGGGGAATTCGATCAAGGCTTCTCTAAACGAAGGCTTTAATCAGGAGACTCCCGCGGGTGCTACCGTCGCGATCGTCGCGATGTCTAGCGGTACTCTCGTACCTACAATCACCGACGCTCTCGACGGTCTCGGAACCGGCGACGACGCGAACGAGAATTTCTTCACCGATGTCGTGCATGGATACGGGCAAGACTCGACTTCTCTCGCCGCTATCCTCGCGTATGTCGGCGCGGGAAACGCCGCCGTAGGACTCTATGACAAACTCGTAGCGCGTCCGTTCCGTGTGCTAACTGGCGACACCGTCGCCGGGTCTACGGGGATCTCTGATCTTACGACTCTCGGCAACGCAAGCAAGACAGATCGCGCGAACGGCGTGATCGCAGTCCCCGGATCTCCAAACCATCCGAGCGAGATCGCCGCGATAGCGATCGGCGTCATGGCTCGAGTGAATAACAACCGCGCGGCGCAACACTATATTGGCGAGCTCTTGCCCGGTGTAATCCCCGGAGCCGCCGCGGATCGTTGGACGTCAAGCTACGATAGCCGCGACACAGCAGTCAAGGCGGGTATTTCACCGACGATCGTCAAGTCGGGCGCTGTGTATCTGCAAAACGTTGTGAGCTTCTACCACCCCGACAACGTCGCGGTGAGTTCAAATCTCTATCGCTCCATGAGAAACATCTCGATCGTTCAAAACCTTTTGAACTCTGTCTCCGTCAACTTCTCACAGGAGAAATGGCAGGGGATCTCAATCGTCGCCGACGTCGCAAAAGTGACCAATTCGGTCGACGCACAGAAAGCTCGAGACATCGAAGCGGTTATTGACGACGGAGTCGCGCTTGCTACGTCTTGGGAATCTCATGCGTGGGTCTACTCCGCCGCTTTCACGATCGGCAAATTGCAAGAGGGCGGATATGTGACGATACGCTCTGGCGCTACTGGGTTTAACATGACTCTACCGATACTCGTATCGGGCGAGGGTGCGATCCTTGACACGGAAGTACAGGCAGACACTAGTCTTGCTGTACTTTTAGGATAAGAGGAGGCTGAAAAATGGCGGCTAAAAAAGTAGCTGGTAGTATCCGCAAATTTACGATCGAGGGTATATCTTTCGACGTTGCGGCGGACTCGACTTTTTCCGAGACTTTCACAGTCTACGAAAATGCGATGGTGGCGACTTCGGGCAAAGGCATGCGCAAAATGACGAAGCGCATACCAGCAGTCGAAGGCGTTGTCTTGATTACGGACGCCGACGAGCGTCTTGTACTTAAGGATCTCGCAGAAGGTCTAGACAACGTGAAGATCACATATCAAAACGCGGCTCAAGATTCTTATCGATGTGAGGGCACTATCGAGTTTGAGAATAATGAGACCGAAGAGAACCGAACTTCTTGCACGATTCAGCCGGCAGGCGACTGGACGAAATTCTAGAAGTTTTTAGAAAGGGCAGATTATGAACGGCGAAGATCTATTCATCCTCTCAGAAGAGAGCGCGCTTGAGCAATTTGAGGCGCTTTCGAATTTCTACGGAATCAACTTGAGCGACCTGGACGACGGCGACGGTGAAGTCGCGTCGAACGCGGTCAAGAGTAAATTCTTGCGCGCGGTGCGTGAGGGCTTGCTCGAAGTGACCGAAAGCGAGGACGGCGTAGGGGTCAAGCAAACACTCTTACGTGAGATCGGCGGAGTGAAAGAAATCAAATACACTCAAGTCAACGGGCGAGCTCGAAAGTCACTCCGCAAAACTAAAGGTCACTATGAGCAAATGTACACGCTCTTGGCGGTGCTATCCGGTGAGAGCATCGCTATGTATGATAAGATGACAGGTCGAGATCTAGCCGCGGCGGAAGGTCTAGCTTTGCTTTTTTTAGTCGCGTAATCCCGGAGACGGAGCACATGATCGTAGCTTTGTTTTCTCGGGATAATGTAACTATAAACGACCTTGACATTATGTGTTTTTCTGACCTACAATATTGGTACGATGCGCATATTGAAATCACAAAAGCGCTCAAGAAAACCCCACCAAAACCAAGCAAAAAATAAAGTCGTAAGGCGGTTGAATCATGGCTAGAACCGATGCGGCGGTCGTTGTAGTTTTTAAGAGTCGGGATCAACTCTCAAAAGCTCTCGACCGTATATCTCGAAAGTCAGACACCACCGCGAACCGTGTTAAAAAATCACTCGCGAAGATCAACGCCGCTGCGAAGAAAACCGGCTCGATCATGGGTGGCATGCTAGGGTCAATGGCTATCGCTCAAGGCTTGTACATGATCACTATGGGGGTGCGTAAAGTTACCGAGGAATTCGTCGGCATGGATCAGGCGCTAACGAGCGCCGGTGCTAAGTTCCCCGAGATGATAGGACGCGGCACCAAAGCGATGGAGAAGTTAGAAGCGGCGGCGCGTAAGATCGGCGGAACGACAGAGTTCACGAGTAAAGCCGCCGCCGAAGGACTTGAGTTTCTAGCGATGACCGGGTTCAATGCCGAGCAAGCGATATCGGTGCTACCTTCCGTAGTCGACCTCGCGACCGGTGCGAATATGGACCTCGCGCGTGCGACCGACATCGCCTCGGATGCCTTGGGCGCGTTCAATATGAAGTCGAAAGACACCGCGGTTCTAACGACGAATCTCGACCGAATAAACGACGTTTTCGCGAAGACTGTTACAACTGCGAATGTGACCCTCGAGGATATGTTCGAGACCATGAAATACGCCGCGCCGGTTATGACTACCGCCGGGCAATCAATAGAGACTTTCTCCGCTCTCACGGGCGTGATGGGTAACGCCGGGATCAAGGCATCGATCGCCGGAACGACGCTCAAGAATATGATGCTAAAACTTGCGGCACCGGGCACGAAAGCCAAGAAGGTTTTAAAAAGTTTGGGTGTAACACTCGCCGACTCGAATGGAGATATGCGCGATCTATTTGACGTCTTGCAAGACCTCGAGACCGGCACCGCCGATCTTGGTACACAACAAAAATCGATGGTACTTGATACGATCATGGGTAAGAGGGCGATCGCCGGTGCTAACGTCGTGATGATGGAAGGTATCTCAACCGCGCGGAAGTATCGAACGGAGCTCGAGAACGCCGGCGGGTCGTCTAAGAAGATGGCGGACATGATGCGCAAGGGGCTCGGCAAGCGGCTTGACGTTTTAAAATCTAGTATGATTGAGCTCGGGTTTAAAGTCTTCGAAACTTTTCAAGAGAAGTTCCCTAACGCGCTCGACGATACGATCGCGGCGATACAAAACTTTGATCCGAAACCGATGATCGAAACCCTCCGGGATTTAATCGATGGCGGGAAAAAAGCATATCAAATATTTCTCGATTGGCGACCCGCTATCGTTGCGGCGGTGGGTGCGTTCGCAGCGTTAAAAACTGTACTCGCGGCCGCGACGGTGGCGCAGTGGGTGTTTAACTTCGCGGTCGCGATGAATCCCTTTACGATGCTTGTGATGGCGATCGGCTCCGCCATCGCTTTGCTCTGGTACTATTGGGACGACGTCCAAAAGTTTGCCGAGAGTATAGTCGAAGCGATCATGTGGGCGGGTGATATGATCGGCACTGGTATGGCAAATGTAGCGTACGGGATCTACAACGGCTTCGTCACCGTTTGGGAAGGTATCATTGACCTCTTTGTTTGGGGTGCGAAAAAAGTTATCAATCTTGCGGGCTCTTTGGGCGGTGTGTTCGGTATGGATATCGACATCGGAGCCGCTACCGAAAAGCTTGAAAGCTTCGCAGATAAAGGCCGCATAAATAAAAAGGCTTATACGAACTACGACGAAGTGAGGAAAGCACGTCAAGGGTTTATGGGTTTGCCTCAAACATCTTTGGGCGAGGAAACATTAATGCGCGAAGACTCGGTAGGTCCTACGGGTATGAGCGGGCTCGATAGGTCTCGCGCAAATAAGGTAGCTCTTGACCCCGCGGCTTTAAAAGGTGCACTCGACCAAAACACAGACGTCAATATAAGCCTTGATTTTAAAAATCTCGCCGCCGACTTCGGCCAGCAAATATCGGTAGACTCTAACTCTCAATCTTCGAATGGTCGAACGACGACGACAGTTAACCGAAGTTTAGTAGGTGCGAACTAATGGGATTGATCGACCAGATAAAAGACATACTCGAAAACGGTCCGAACGACTGGAAAGCGCGGGTGCGGGACTCGATAGAATTGACATCACCGGAGGGTGAGACCTTCAAAGCGAAATGGCAAAAAGGACCGCGCGACTTGAGCAAAAAACTCGGTGTCTTTTCCTATCCGAAAGTCAAAGGAAACATCGTTCAAGATCTCGACGTTAACAGCACGAAATACAAAATCAATATGTTCTTCGAAGGTGCACAGCATGACGTCGTAGCAAATAAGTTTTTCACCGCTTGCAAAGAGCGCGGCACGTGGGAAGTGATTCACCCGGTACTTGGGTTTGTGGAATTACAACTCATCTCCGTGCGTGAGAATATCGACCCCGTAGGCTCCGGTAACGTCACCGCGATCGACAGTCAGTGGATCGAACCGATCGACCCGTCCACACTCATGACCGCCGCGCAACTATCGGCGATCATCGATGAGAAAATAAAAGACTTGAACACGAACGCCGCGCAACAATTCGCGGACAACTTGAATCAAGACGTCGAAGCTTTTACAAGAGCTCTTGAATCGGCAACTACCAAGGCTACACTGATTTTAGACACAGTGACGAAACCACTTTTCGATAGTATCGACGCGCTCGACAACGCTCTCACCGCGATACAACAGAGCATCAACGACGTGAAGACCGAAACGACGATCGTTACCGATTCACTCGCCGGGCAACTACAGCAACTAACCCAACTCCCGAGCCTCGGCGCTGGGGACGGTCAAACCAAGGGCCGGGTATACAGCGACTTGATCGGCGGTATGTCGGCGGTGCTACCTACGACGATACGACAGCCGGAGGTCGCACGAAACGAAGCGGCGGTATCTGAATTGTGTATGGTCTCGGCGATCGGTGCTCTTGCGAAAGTCGCGACGGTGTCGTCGCTAAACACGAGATCGCAAGCTCTTGAACTCGCGGAGTTGATCGGTGTGATATTCGACAACGCTACAACCGCACTCGACGCAGTACAAGACGAATTCCAAGACGAGTATTTTGTAAATCAATACTTCTCTCAATCGAAGACTTTCTACGACCTTGTGGATTTAACCGCTACAGCGAGTAGATATTTAATCACTCTGGCTCCGAGTTTGAAGATAGAAAAGCGGATCGTTTTGGACCGTCCGCGAGCGCCGATCGAAATAGTGATCACCGAGTATGGTAATCTCGGCGAAGAAGGAGAAAATTTCGACTTGTTTATCGAGACGAATAAACTCAAGGGCAATTCTATTTTAATGTTAGATCGCGGTGTCGAGGTCGTTATTTATGCCTAAACCCTCGCCAGGTAGACCATATACGATTGTAAAAGGGGACACCCTAACACACATCGCGCGTGCGGCTTTCGGTAACGGTCGAGACTGGCGGCGGATCTGGAAAGCGAACTCTTCGGTTTTGAGGTCGGGAGATCCTAACCTCATTTTTCCGGGTGAGGTTATCAATATCCCCGGTCTTGCGCCTGAGATAAAAGCGTTAGAGAAAGACACCACCGATAAGGTATTGACCGACAAAGAGCCGGACGACTTCACGATTGTGATCGAAGGGCGCGAAGTACCGGTGCAAAACGGGCAGATCGTAAGGGCCGCGGATACCGCGGCCCACGGATGGACGGCGGACCTATATGCGTACGACGCCGACGACGAACTTAGAGAGCTCTTGCGTCCGTTTATGTATCACGAAGCGCAAGCGTATTTAGGTGGTAGGCTAGTAGTCGACGGGAGACTGTACACGGTAAAGCATTCGATTTCAGATGGTGGGATCGTCGCGTCTTTAGAAGGTTGGAATTACGCTGCCGATATAGTCGACTCGACCGTCAAGCCGCCATATGAAGCGAGCAAGATCACGCTTGAGCAAAGAGCGCGGAACTTGATCGAACCATTAGGGATTTCCGTATCGTTCGATCTAGACGACGATTCACAATTCGATCGCGTGACCGCCGATAAAACGGAAACCATCTTCGATCATCTCGTCTCACTAGCTAGACAGCGCGGCGCGCTAATTACCTCCGATAACGAGGGGGGTCTGGTATTCACACAAGCGACGACGGGGTCGCCGGTCGGTACTCTCGAGGAGGGGATTCCGCCCTTTCAAAAAGGTGAAATCAAATTCGACGGTCGCGCTCGGTTCAATGCGTACAAAGCCTTGGGGCAATCTCCGAAGAAGAACGCGAAGACGGCAACCGCAAAAGATTCAAGGGTCCCTCTAAGTCGCTTTTCTACTTTCACCGCCGACGATTCTACCGACGGAGATATTCAAAAAGCGGCGGATTGGAAGCGCTCCAAACAGATCGCCGAAGCTTTGACCTTTTCG